GCAGACTTGTTTGAATAATAAAAAAAAATATAACTTTGTAAATATGAAAACTTACGCATCAAAAGATTTAATTGTTGAAAAACAAGACATCGGCTACGAAGTAATGGATGTAGATACCGAACAACGCAGAGTAAAAGCGGTTTGGGCAAGGACAGGTAATGTAGATTTAGACAATGATATTATCGTTCCTGAAGCATTCACAAAGACTTTAAGCGAAAGAGGTCCAGCAGGTAAAAACTTGATTTGGTCTTTAGTTGACCATTGTGCTGAAATGGAAGCGGTTATCGGTAAGCCTGAACAATTATATGTTGAAGGTGATATGCTTATTGCAATTACACCAATAGTAATGACCGAAACAGGCGAAGATATAATGAAGATGTACGATGCAGGTTTAATCAATCAGCATTCAATTGGATTTACTACAATAAATTCAAGCGTAGGTAAGGATGGAGTAAGAACAATTACTGAATTAAAACTTTATGAAGGTAGTGCGGTATTATGGGCAGCAAACCCTGAAACACCAACTATTTCAGTAAAGAGTGAAGTAAAAAGGGAACAATTAGCAAACAGGCTAGAGAAACTCTTGAAAGCGTTTAAAGGCGGTAAATTTACCGATGAAACTTTTGCGTTGATGGAGATTGAAATAAAAAGGATTCAAGCGGATTTATTGGAGATTGAAATCGTTAAAGAAATCACTGCGGTCGCAGAAGCACCCCAGCCGATAATTGAGGAAGTCAAAAACAATGATGCGGAAATCTTGAAGGCAATTAAAGAATTTAATAAAATACTAAAAAAGTAAAAATGGAAAACGTAATTAACGAAATGGCTGATAACCTTAAAGGTTTTCAAGCTAGTATTGAAGCGAAGTTGGAAGCAACAAACGCTGAAATCCGTGTAGTAAAAGATGAAGCACAAAAACAATTTGATGCTCAAGCTGCTGCACAAAAGAAAAACGCATCTAAACAAGTAAAGTTTTTAGATGAGGCTATCATTGAGAAATTAGATGGCAAATTGGATGAAATGGAAAAATCTATGAAATCAAATGGTAAATTCCGTTTAGATTTACGTGATGTAAAGTCTATGACTTTAGGTACTGCTTTAACAGGAGATGCTCAAGCATCATATGCTCCTAACGCTTCAGTTTTACCAAGTCAAGCAATCAATTTCCGTGATTTAGTTCCAACAGTTCGTAGCGAAAGTGGTTTGTATGTATTCTACAAAGAGACTGCAACAACTAACAATATTGCTGCTCAAACTGAAGGTTCAAACAAAGGTGAGAACAACTACGCATTAAGCGAAGTTAAAGTGGTTAACGATTACATCGCTGGTTTCTCTACATTCTCAAAACAAATGGCTAGAAGTTTGCCTTTCTTAAGCACAACTTTACCAAGAATGTTGACTAGAGATTTCTTCAAAGCAGAAAACGCTGCTTTCTTTGCAACTGTATCTGCTGCTGCAACAGGTTCTACTACAACTGCTGAAACTGTTGATTTAAAGCAATTAGTTGATTACATCGGCAACCAAAAGAGTGCAAACTTTGTATCTTCAGTTGCTTTAGTAAGCCCTAGTCAATTAGGTCGCTTATTGAAAGAAACAATTACTGCTGGTTACTACGCAGGTAATGGTTCAGTTATCGTTTCACCTAATGGTGGTATGACAATATGGGGAACTCCTATTATTGCTGCATCTTGGGTTACTGATGACAAGGTTTTAATTATGGATAGTAACTTCTGCGAGCGTATTGAAGTTGAAGGATTAGCTATTGAATTCTCTTATGAGAACGCATCTAATTTCCAACAAAATATGGTTACTGCGAGAATTGAGTGTTATGAAGATATTAACTTGATGCAACCAACTTCAGCAATCTATGCTGATTTGGGTAACGTTTAATTTAATCTAACATAGATAATAAAGACCCCATCTTAATCGGTGGGGTTTTTTATTATATTTATTGTAAATTTGTAAAAAAGAGATATGGCATATTCTAATTTTATAATAGATTTTACTTTAACTGACACCGCACCTGTAACCGAACCTGTAACATTAGCAGAGGCTAAATTGTATTGCAGGGTTACAACTTCAGTAGATGACAACCAAATTTCATTGATGATTAAACAAGCTAGGGAAGCGGTTGAAGTGGGTACAGGATTAAGTCTTATTCCTAAAACTGCCGTTGTATGGTTTACTAATTGGAATAGTGCCTTTGAATTACCTTATGGTCCTGTTAACTCAATAACAAGTTTAATTAATGAGCAAGGTGATACAATAGCCGTTGGAGATTATACTTTAATCGGTGGTAAGTTTCCTAAACTAATTAGACCAGCATATCAAAATTTAAAGTTTACTTACACTTGTGGATATACAACCATTCCAAACGATTTAAAGATTGCTATATTAGACCAAGTTAGCTACGATTACGAAAATAGAGGATTAGATTCAAATACAGGTATTTGTGAAAAAACTTGGAGAGCGTGTCAGCGTTGGACAAGATTAAGCCCAATATTATGAGATTAGGAAGCAAGAAAGCAAACTATGTAGATGCGAATACAATGTACTCGGAAATAGGCTTATATGTGCCTACAATTACCGCTGATGGGCAAGGTGGGTATATTACTACCTATGCCTTACAAGAGGTCGTATTTGGGGATTTTAGACCTGAAAACGAGAATAGAGCATTGTTAGAATTGCAATTGAGTTTTACTCGTTCTGCTAAAGTATATATTAGGTACGATGTAACGATTAACAATATGTACAAAATAGAGGCAGAAGGGGAAATGTACACAATACATTCAATTAAGGATGTAGAAAATCAGTTTAGATTTTACGAAATATTAATGTACGCATAATGGATAAGATTGAATTTAAAATGCAAGGTTTTGATGATGTGTATAAAAAACTAGCACAATTAAGCAATAAATCTAGAGGTGAAGTAAAAGATGAATTTGCTGCATCTGCTAATAATATTAGAAATAATGCAATAAAATTAGCACCTGTAAATTTAGGAGAATTAAGAAATAGCATACAAGTAACTTCTAGAGGGGACAATAATGATTATGTTTTTATAGTTAGAGCTGGAGCAAAATATGCTCCTTATGTTGAATTTGGCACAGGAGGTAAGGTAAGCGTTCCAAGTAATTATCAACAATATGCACAAAAATTTAAAGGTAAAACAGGCAGCACGTTTAAGGCAATGATTGAAGCTTTAGCATTGTGGGTTAAAAGGAAGGGTATTGGTAATGGTAAAAATGACAAAGGTTTGGCTTATGCAATAGCATTAAATATTTTAAGGAAAGGATTGAGACCGCAACCATTTTTAATACCAGCTTACCAACAAGAAATACCAAAACTTATAAAAAATATAAAAAACATAGTAAATGCTTAACCCTAACATTGAAATAAAGAAGTGGTTTTATACCAATTTGACAAGTTCAAGTGGGTTGCCTGTTTATGATGGAATAGCCCTTGAATCAGCACCCGATGAATATATTATTATGAGTGGCAGAAGTTCAAACCAAGAGCAGGGTAAAATTAGTTACACCAATACAGTTACCATTGATGTTGACATTGTCATAAAAAATAGTAACTTTGGATATAAAAGAGCCGAAACAATAAGCGATTTAATACTAAATGCAATCAACTCGGAAACAAATATAACCCTAGCAAATGGGTTTTATGCTTCAAGTTTAGTGGTGAGTGCAATTAGAAATTTAGATGGTTTAAACCCTTTGGACAATGTATTTAGAACAATAATAACTTATAATTTAATAATAACTCAAAATTAAAATAAAATGGCAGAAACAAAAGTATCAGCAAGAGATTATATTCTTACCGCTGACATAGACGGAGACGCAACATTTAAAGCAGTCGCTTGTCTTACAACTAACTCAATGACATCAACAGTAAACACTATTGATGCAACTTCTAAATGTGGAGACCAATATCAAGCTGGTCCTTCATTTACTCAATCATTTAAAGGCGAAGGATTTGCAATTGATGAAACAGGAACACCTAGTAAGGATTCTTATCAACAATTGTATGCTGCTCACGCTGCTAAAACTGCCTTCAGTATGAAGATGGGTAAAGCAACACCAACCGCAGGTGATATTGTTTATTCAGGTCAAGTATTTATTAGCGATTTTGAAGTAAACGCTGCTGATAAAGATGATGTTAAATTTACTGCAACTTTCGTAGTAACATTGCCACCATTAACACAAACTGAAACTGCATAAACCTATGTTTGAATTAAAACTAAACAACAAAACAATTCAATTAAAATGGGGTACTTGGTCAATGAGGGAATTTTGCAAAGCAAAAGACATA